AAGTCTATATTCTGGAGTTTTTTCAAAAATATAAGATATAATCTAGTTAGACTCTTCCCAAGGTTGCAACCCCCACCCCACAGCGCCTTGGGATTAGTCCTTTATTATGGTATAATCAATTATTATGTGTGCTCCTACAATAGAAAAATATGGCGCTTCTCCAGTAAATATTCAATGGTCTGTTGTCCGTGGAGATACTGCAATATTAAAAGTAGAATTTTTTGAAGATGATGAAGCCACGGCATACGACACCTCAGACTGGACATATACAGCAACAGCTTATGATGTTAATGGAGATGTTTTAGACGAGCTTACTACTACCGCTGAAGATGGATATGTTGAGATTCTTGCACCAGCATCTATTACGGAAAATTGGGGCTCAACCAAATACCGATCAGTTGTTGCTGAGCTACAATTTGATTTACAGGTAGTAATTGAAGGTGGTAGTGGTCAAGATACAGACACTGTATGGACTCCAGTAATTGGAACTATCTGTGTATTAGGCGATATAAGTCCAGGTCTATAATGCCAATAGTAAAAGTATCAGCAAAAAAAGATAACCTTCCGCCAATTATTAAAATTGGTAAAAAAATATTTAAAGTAAAGAAATGATTGATCCATGGCTAAAAGCATGGACTTTCCAGATGTTTCAAAAAAGAAAAAATATTCAGAAACCGTAAAAGAGGTAGTAAATACAGAATATGTTGCTGTTCCAGGAATTCAAGGTGAACGTGGCGATATAGGACCTATTGGGCCACAAGGAATTCAGGGACCAAAGGGAGATAAGGGCGATCCTGGAAAACAAGGACCCGAAGGACCAAAGGGTGAGCGTGGAGAGCCAGGTAAGGGGGCAGAAGGATACGATAGTGCATCTGGACAATATCCAGGATGGGCTTATTATAAAAATAAAAATAATAACAAAATAAAGATTGGTCCAGAAAGAGGAGATGATGGATGGGTATCTGTTTTTTTAGATATAGATAAAGAACAAAGTGTTGAAAAATATCTTCCAAATAAATCTGTATCCCTTTTAAATGAAGTAGCAAAAAGGATTAATCTTAGGGCATTTCAGTTAGGGGCCAAAGTTGATATTAGGTATGATCTAGAAATAGAAACCTATAATAATAATACAGAACTATGGATTAGAACATTTTCTGTAGATGAAGAAAGTTCTGTAGTGGGGTATCTAGGAAATTTAAAATATCAATATTCTTATGACTTTTCTTTTTGTCAAACTATCTTTGTTAAAAATAAAGACGTTAAGGCTTTTGGTGGTATACTACAAGTTAGGTCCGACAACGAAGGAACTGTTATGCTAAAAGGAATATATATATCAGTTTCCTAATGGTATAATATTATAGGAGGAATAATGGCATTTCCAGGAACATATAATTTTAACTACTACCGTGGTGATACTGCAGAATTTGTAATCCGTCCAAAAACATCAAACGGATCTGCTTATGATTTAACAGACTACACTGCAACATTTACTATTGCAAATAGACGTGGATCTACAGGAACTCAATATGTAGCAGCAGCTGTAGCAAATGCTACAACAGACATTATTACTTGCACAATTACTCCAGCTGTTGGAAGGACTCTTGCTGCTGGCACATATGTTTATGATGTTCAAATTACTAATGCCATTCCAAACCCAGATGTTATTTTAACTGTATTGACTGGATCAATTACTGTAACTGACGATATTACTGGTGCCGTGTAATGCCAGATGTATTATTAAGCAATGATGATGTTACTGTTTTAGGTCCACCAGAAATTGTTGAAGTATTAGTTGATATTGGTCCAACTGGAACTCGTGGCAGTCAAGTTTTTGCGGGTATCGGAAATCCAAATGATATTGAAATTGGGCAAACCCCAATATTAAATGATCTATATATAAATGCTTCACCAGGAGACGACTATGCATACATGTATCAGTATGTATCTCAACCTGGCGGAAATACATGGATTCCATTGCTATCTGTTAACCCAACTATTTATTCAGAAAATCATTTAACTACATTTACATCTGGAACGGCAGAAATAGTTATACCAGTTGCAAATATTATTGATATTACTGGAACTCCATTGTCTGCTGATAATTTCAGTGTTCAATATAGTATTGCTCATGATAATCCAATAGCATCATCTATGACTATTCCAGCACTTGATATTGATTCTGGTGCAGGTGGGGACAATCTTATAATTAATTTAAAAGCAGTAGAACACAGAACCGATGTAGATTCTGGCCCATATGGAGATTGGGCACTTTTAAATGCTGAAGTTGTAACTCATATCTTTATATCAATTCTAGCAATTCAAGAGTCATAATATGTATACTTATGATATAATTTCTAAAGAGGTGATTTGATGGCAGTTGAGAGTATTGGAACCCTGGTTCCAACAAAAATTCCAGGGTATACAGATGCCGCTGATATTCAAGCAGCACTACGTGCCTATCACTATGGGTCATATACTTTTGATACTGCAGAAACAAATACTGCAAACCTAATAAACCCATCTATTGCATATACAATTAATGATCTTCAAGAACAAATAGATAACGTTGATATTTCTGCAGCAGTTGCAAAAGCTGATTTTAATGCTAAAGGAGATCTTCTTAGCGCATCTGCAAATGATACACCACTTATATTAACCGCAGGCGCAAATGGAAGAATCTTAACTACTAATAGTGCCACCGCAACAGGTCTTGAATGGTCAGATTCTATATTGTCTCCAAACCTAACATTATCTACAACATCTTCTACAACAGATGCAAGAATTTCTTGGGATACAACAAATAAAAAGATTCAAGTAGGAAATGCAACGGCAGCAATAGACTTTGCTCCATCAACATTAGTTACAAATGCCCAAGCTGCATCATATACATTAGTATTAACAGATAAAGATAAGTTAGTGGAAATAAGTAATGCTTCTGCTAACAACTTAACTGTTCCATTAAATTCATCAGTAGCGTATCCAATTGGCTCTCAAATTAATATTTTACAAACTGGAGTTGGACAAACAACTGTAGTAGCAACTAGCGGGGTAACTATAAATGCAACTCCTGGTTTAAAGTTAAGAGCGCAATGGTCATCTGCTACATTAATTAAACGTGCAGAAAATACTTGGGTTCTTATTGGAGATTTGGTTGCATAGTGCCAATAATTCCAGGGGTGTCAGCATCTTCTGACGGACGTCAACCAACAGCACCAATTATAGGAACTGCAAGTGCAGGAGATACATCTGCAAGTGTTCCATTTACAGAACCAACATATTTAGGAAAACCATCAACAAATAATTTATATATAGCAACATCTACCCCAAGTTCAATTACAGGATCTTCTGCAACATCACCAATCACTGTTTCTGGATTAGCAAATGGAACATCATATACATTTACCGTAACAGCACAAACAAGAAATTCTGATAATAGTGTTATTGCAACATCCATTGCTTCTTCTGCTTCTAATTCTGTTACTCCAGCTACCGTTGCCCCACCATTCTTCCCGTTCTTCCCATTCTTCCCACCGTTCTTCCCGTTCTTCCCACCGTTCTTCCCATTCTTCCCACCATTCTTCCCATTCTTCCCACCTCAATTCCCTCCATTCTTTGGATTCTAAAAACTTTATTAAATTTTAGGTTTGTGGTATGATTATATAAAGGGGGCATTTATGAATGATGAAAATTCAAATCAATGGTTTACAAAAGACAGGTCTGAAACATCAAGTAATAGAGTAAATAAAAAGTCTTTAGACAATGGTATATTAGTTGAAAATCTAGCATTAGGTGTTAATGTTTATCAAAATGTATTTTCATTAGAAGATTCTAAAAAATATATAAACACTTTAGAATCAAATTTGAGTCAAGGCAAAGAATACAATTGGTCAGAAGCCCAGGTAACAAACTCTACAATTCCAATTAAAAAAGCAAGGGATTGTGTAGACTTTAAGTATAAACAAGAAAATTTAGGTCCAAGAAATGAAAACAATGCAGAGCTTATAGATCTTCATCAAGAGATATACGAAAAGTTAAAATACTGCGTAGATGACTATGCTGCATACTGGGGAATAAATGTAACATACTATGAAGCATTTAATTTTGTTAAGTATGAAGGAAAGGGATCTCACTTCAACATTCATGCAGACCATGGACCAGCATATAATTGCACCGTATCAGCTGTAGTATATATTAATGATGACTATGAAGGTGGAGAGTTAAAATTTCCAAGGTTAGACAACCTTGTATATAAACCAAAGGTTGGAGACATAGTTCTTTGTCCATCAAACTATATCTATGAACATGCATCCCTTCCAATAAAATCTGGAACAAAGTATTGTGTTGTAGTTATGACAGATATTAATGAATTAGGTCACAAACAACATGGTTAAAAAATTTGATATATCTTTAAATTTAATCAAATTTATATCTTATAGGCCATGGCTAAATAAAGAAAGTATGTCGGCTCCAAGTCCAACTCAAGATGCTATTCCAAAATGGTATAAAGAAGCTGATAGGTTTGCTAAAAACCCAATTACAGATGAATACTATGATGCTCCATCAACAATATGTCCATTTCCAAAAGAGGGAACAGAAAATGATTATGGAAAGATACCAACTTGGAAAGCATGTCCAGCTATACTAGATGGATTTACAAGTGGCTATATATTGAAAACACCTTGTGATATTACTTTTTTTAAAAATGATGGTGGAACTATTGATGTTAAAATATTAGATCCAAGGTATCAAGATTTTTGTGGAAAAAGACCTCCAATGCCACAATTTGAACATCCTTATGGATTTTATAAAGATCATTTTGCTTGGTATCCAGATTGGGCTATAGAGTTACCAGAAGGATATAGTGCTATTTTTATGTCTCCAATGAATAGATTTGATCTTCCATTTTTAAATACAACGGGTGTTGTAGATGTGGATAAGGTTAATTTATTAGGAACGTTTCCATTTTTTATTCCAGAAGGATGGGAAGGAACTATTCCTGGTGGAACACCATACATGCAAATCTTGCCTTTTAAAAGAGAAGGTTGGCAACAAGAAATACACATTCAACAAGAAAAAGAAATTTATGATAAAATGGTAGAGAACATGAAGTTTTATCGTCAACCAGACGGCGGTATTTATAAAAATAAAGTTTGGTCTAAAAGAGACTATAAATAAGGGGAATAAAATGCAAACTTGGACAGAAAAGCAAGATCTAGGTAATGGAATTTTTTTATATAAAAATGTTATAAAAAAAGAATTTGATGTTATTAATAGACTAGAAAATGTTTTAGGAGAAATTGCACCAATTGGAGAATTATCAAAAGATGGAAAGAAATACCACTGGAATCCAGCATATGTAGGTTATAAAGAGCTTATGCCATTATACAGGGACTGTTCAGATTTTAAGTTTAAAAAAACTGATATACAACAAGATTTAGATCCCGATTCTGCAGCTCTTCAAGCACTGTGGCAAGATGTTTATGATGCACAGTTTCAAGCAGTTGAAGACTATAGAGCACATCACAACATTATGGATTTAAAGTATTGGGAAGCCTTTAACTTTATTAAATATGGTCCAGGACAACACTTCCAAGAACATCACGACCACGGTTTTTCATATAACTGCACAGTTTCATTGGTAGCCTATGTAAACGATGATTATGAAGGTGGAGAGTTATACTTTAGACTACAAAATTTAAATATTAAACCAGAAGCAGGAGACTTGTTTATATTTCCTTCTAATTTCATGTATCCACACAGGGCAATGCCAGTTCATTCTGGAACAAAATACTCTATTGTCACTATGTTAGATTACAACAAAAAGTTTCATACTCCAGAAATGTATCGTGCAGACGAAGACTAATGCTAAACATATCAGTTGAAAAAAAAACAGAATCTGTAATCAATATATCTCCCATGTCTATAAAAAGAGATTGGATGGACCTTACTCCAGAAAAACATGCATATAGGTGTTTTCCAGTTACTCAAGCCAATATGGTTGGCTGGAGTTTGTCTTGCACACAAGACATTGAATTTGTCTGGAATGGAATAAATGATACAAGTTCTGAAAATATTAATATCCTTAGTAAAAAGGATTTTCTTTATACTGGAAGAGGTCAGGCAACAGTAAGCATAGTAACTGGCCTAGTGTTTAGAACTGATGAAAATATTAGCATGTTAACAATAAATCCTATTAATTATTTTAATGATGATTTTGAAGTTGTGTCATCTTTGATTAGCACTTCTTGGCTTGATACAGATTTTCCAATAGCCATAAAAGCTAAATCTCCAAATAAAAATATTTTAATAAAAGCTAATACTCCTATTGCACAAATTATTCCAATATCACTTACTGAAATGAATAATACATCGATTAATATTGTTGATTTTTCCGATCCAGGGGATATAAGACAAAAAAATATTAAATCTTACGGAGAAGGAGCACAAAAAATAAATTCTCAAGGACAATGGACAGATTGGTATAGAGATGCTGTAAATGAAAAAGGTGAAACCACTGGAAAACATGAAGCAAAAGTTTTAAAGCTTTTTGTTCAAGATAATACTAAAAATAGAAGCGGTGGTATAATTTAATTATGGCTGACTTAGATAATGTTGTAACAAGAAAACCCTCTAAAACACCTTCTGGCTGGTTTGGTAGTGGGAAAGAAATGATTGTTGAGTTAGAAAATTTTATGACTCAAGATGAAATAGAGTTTTTAGAAAATGCTGCAAAATCTATAACAATTTGGGATGTAACACAAAGCCATGTTAATGAAAATGGCACAGTGATATATGATTCAGATTACTGGAAAGATAGAGTTGCCACAACTCCAAGTTTAAATAAAAATGATCCTAAAATAGCACCAGTTATCACAGGGTTATTTAAAAGACTAGAGCCAATTATTGAAGATTTTTATAAAGTTAAAGTTATTCCAACTGGAGCAACAATAGTAAAATGGCTTCCAGGACAATATCAACATCCCCACGCAGATAAAGAGCTACATGAGGGGCCAGATGCTGGATTGCCAAATGATTTTCCAAACTACGACCTTTCAAGTTTATTTTATTTAAACGAAGACTACGAGGGTGGCGAATTATATTTTCCAAACCAAGGGGTTCAGTTTAAACCCAAAGTTGGAGCTGCTTATTTTTTCCCAGGAGATATGCAATATATTCATGGAGTAACTGAAATAAAAAGTGGCATAAGATTTACGTGTCCATTTTTTTGGGAAATTACAGAACATACTGGAGATAAAAAGCCATGAATCTAAATGATAAAAAAAGAATCAATGAAGACCTAGTTGTTTATGAAAATTTTTTAACTGCCGAAGAGTCTGCTAAAATTATTCTAGCATTAGAAAAACAAGCAGAAAATCAAAAGATTTCATGGACCCCTATATCTTTTTATGAATCATATTCTTCAGTATTACCACAAGACAATGACCCAGAATTAGAAGAGGTTGGATTAACACCAACTGTATTTTCAGATATTAAAAATGGCATAATTAAAGCTGTAGCTTCTGTTCATAATACCCCCGAAGAAAAAATTTCTCAAATAGGATATCACACACAAAAATGGGAGCCAGGAGCATTTGCTCGTATTCATTCGGATAATACAGATGAGCATGGAAATTTCGGAGCATTTGAAAGAAGTAGATATGCAGCATTTCTATATCTTAATGACAATTTTGAAGGTGGTCTATTAAAGTTCCCAGATAGAAATGTTGAGCTATCTCCAAAAGTTGGAATGCTTGCAGCATTTAATGGTAGCCACAACAACATGCATGAAGTAAGTATAATAACTAAAGGAATTAGGTATACACTGGGGTCTTTTTGGGATGATAGAGAAGAATCAGATTATCCAGAAGAACTAAGGGCTGCATGGAAAGAAGAGATGGACAAAGTTAGAGCTGCTCAAAAAATTGAAAAAGAAGAATGGCAAAATCTTCTTAAAGAAGGATATAAGTTAGACGAAAGTGGAAATAAATATAGCATAGAAGAGTTAAAATAATATGAGTGCTTTTTTAGAAAAAGAACTAATTGAAAATAACTTTGAAATAAAAAAAATAGATGACAATGTTATATTAGTAAAAAATTTTATTTCTGAAAAAGAAATAGAAGATATTTTTAGTCTTATAGACAGTATCGGTGAAGAAGATTGGCGTATAGAATATTTAGGAAATTTAAAAAACTTTTGCCTTGAAAAATTTGGAAGAGATGATGTTGAAAATTTAGTAGCAGAAGGTAAATTTGAAATTACTCAAAACTGGGAAGATAAAAATTTTAATATACTAAATACTGAAATTCAATTAAAAATTTATAAAAGATTAGGAGATCTTGTAAAAAAAGCAGATCAGTCATTAGACCTTAGTGGTTTTGCAACTATTCAAAGAATGCAAGAGGGGGTAGAGTTAAAGCCACATACAGATCAAGATACAGACCCATCTATTAGACATGCTGCAATTCTTTATTTGAATGAAGAGTATTCAAAAGGAGAACTTTTCTTTTCTAATCATAATATAGAATTAAAGCCAAAACAAGGATCACTTCTTTTATTTCCAGGAACAAAAGACTATAACCACGGAGTAAGGCATGTTGGGCCAGGACCAATTAGATATGTTTTGGTGGGTTTTATAAAGGTTAAAAATTTTTATGAAAACAATAAATACTAAAAAGGAGATAATATGAATAAAGAAATTCTAGAAGAAAAGGTTTATTACTATACAAATGTAATAGAAGACCCCAAGGCACTTGTTGACGCAATTGAAAGTGATAATGCGGATGCGTGGGGAGAATGGGCAGCTTGCAGCGGACAACACTATGTATATGGAACAGATAAAAATATTTCTGCTTCAAATACAAATGATGAAAAAAACAACTACATCTATTCTACATTACAAAAAGCTTTTGATGATGTAGCAAAAGATTATGCAAAAGCACAGGGCATAACTGATGAGCCAAAACTTTTTCCTATGTATCCAATTAAAAAATATCAGGCTGGCACATATATGGGTGCTCATTTTGATCAACAAGAAGGAGATGATAGATTAAAGGTTTCTTTTGTTATGTATCTAAATGATAATTACGAGGGTGGAGAAATTTCTTTTACCATCGCATCCCCTGGAGGAATCCTACAAGAATCTTCTCCAAATCCAGATTTTGACCCAGCAGAAAAAGGTAAAAACTATACATTTGCTATAAAACCAAAGGCAGGAAGTATTATTGTATTTCCACCATCACCACCATATCACCATACCGCACATTTGGTTAAAAGTGGATTTAAATATATGGTTCCACAACACTGGATTCACTAATATTATAAGATTGGTAAAATTAAAATGAAAAAAGAAATTTTAGAAGAAAAAGTATATTATTACCCAGATGGAGTAAAGAATTTTACAGAGCTAATGTCAACTATAGATGAGATCGATTTAATTGAAATCAAAACTCATTCTTCTTCATGGCTAGAGTGGACAGCATCTAATGAAAAAAGTTGTGTATATGGCGTAACTAAAATTTTTGATTTAGATCAAATTAATAGACTAGAAGAACCTTTAAAAAGCAAAATGTATTTTATTTACAATACAATTACAGAATCTTTTTATGATGTCTGTAAAGACTATGCTAAAGCAATGGGAGATAGTGATGAACCAAGACTTTTTCCTACTTTTAATATTAAAAAATATAAAGCGGGAGTTGGAATGGGATCGCATTATGATCAATTGGATGGAGATAAGACTTTAAGATATTCTTTAGTGATGTATCTTAATGATGATTTTGAAGGAGGAGAAATTTCTTTTATTATGTCTCCCTACAAAGATGTAAGATTGACACCACAACCAAATATTGATTATGATATAGCGGTGGCGGATAATCAAATAGCATTTGGAGTTAAGCCTAAAGCAGGAAGTATAATTATTTTTCCATCCTCTGCACCATATTATCATACAGCGCATACTGTAAAGACAGGATTTAAATATATGGTTCCAGCGCATTGGATACATAATGATATGCCGTGGAATAATAGCCAGGGAACGATGTAATTAGTGAAAACTGCTATAGTAACTGGAGCAAGTAAAGGTGTTGGATATGCCACAGTCAAACTTTTATCTGAAAATGGATATCGGGTTATTGCTGTTTCTAGAAATTTGTCAAAATTAAAAGAATCAAATTTTGATAATGTTGAAACCTATCAATTAGACATTACAGATGAAAGTCAAATCAAATCTTTTTTTGAAAAATATAAAGATATTACTTTAGATCTTTTAGTTAATAATGCTGGAGGTGGTTCAAACCCCAAAAATATTATAGAAGAAACTATGGTAAATTTTAGGATTGCCTATGACATTAATGTTTCAGGACCAATGTATCTTTCCCAACTTTTTGTTCCGTGTATGCAAAGATCAACATCTCCAACAATTATTTTTGTAACTTCTATAGGAGGCAATGTTCCCTATCCTGGCGGTGGTAATTATACAAATGCTAAAAGAGGACAAATTGGCTTATTGGAAACCATGAGAATAGAGTTCCCATCATATAATATTAAGATTACTGAAATTTGTCCTGGAACAATTGATACTCAATCAGAAAAGAAGGACAATGCATTGACGGCAGAAGATCTTGCTCAGTCTATTCTTTGGGTATCTTCGTTACCAAGTCATTTTAATGTAAATAGTATAAATATTAGCCATATAAATAATTCTATATTTAGATAAAAATAAAACCCCCAGAATAATCCAGGGGTTTTATCTGTATTTAATTTTTATTTATTAGGATATTTCTTTAGCCATTTTTGAACAGCAGGAGTCTTAGCATATTTCCAAGCTTTCCAATCTGTTCCACCCTTAGTCATATGAAATACAATTTCTGCATTTTTGACAGGGCTAAATAATTCGGCATTAAAGTCTAAGTCAAACTTTTCTCTACGATCAGGACCTAGGTGGCCAATCATATTTATCTGGAATACCCCGTAAGAATTGTCTCCAGTTTTTTCATTACCATTAAAGGCAAAAGGCCTACCATTTGACTCTGCTTTAGCTACAGCCCAAGCAGTCTTTAAACCTGTTCCAGTAAACCCTACAGCCTTAAGCAAATCAATTAACTGGTAGTCGGTTAGACTATCTGCATTCTTGTATTTTTTAAGTGCTACTTGATTTCTAACCTTAGAAACCAAAAATGCCCCTTTGGGGGCGGGATCAACAGATTTAACTGACGTTTTACTTAGTAAATTATTATCAACTGTAACACTTATAGCATTAGCCTGATTACTTATAGGTGCCAATAATCCAACTAAAGATAGGATTCCAATCCAAGCCTTCTTGTCTCTTCTCATAATAATAACCTCCTAGAGAACAATTGCTACCAGTCGGTAGCATGATATAAGTATAACATGAATTCTAGGTAAAAAGCAAGTTTTGATAACATTTTTTATAAAATTAATAAATTAATATTTCACAGGTGGTATAATGGATAAATGGCTTCAGGACAGACATCTACCTATGATTTACCGTTCCCATTATCAACAGATCCCGTTGATGTTCACGGAGATATTCAATCATTAGCTGAAGCAATTGACTTAATGCTACCAGCCATTGTTGGAGTTGCATATCATACATTAGAAGTTAGAAATGTTAGCGGAGTATCAATTGCAAAAGGTGATCCAGTATATATTTCAGGGTATTCAACTAAACCAACAATTGCAAAAGCAAATGCATCAACTATAGGAACATTCCCAGTAGTAGGATTAGCTCAATCTAATATTGGAAATTCTACTGATGGGGTTATTATTGTCTCTGGAGTTTTTTCTAGTATTAATACTAATTCATATACCGCTGGAAATGTGTTATATGTTGCAGCTGGTGGAGGACTCACAGCAACTAAGCCAGCATCAAATGTTGTAACAGTTGGCGTTGTTGCAAAATCTGATTCAACAACTGGTGTTATTATTGTTACATCTCCTAGATCAAGAGCATCAACTTGGGGAGCACTTAAGGAAGGCTTATTATAATGGCAACATTTAGAACTACAGGACAGGATTCTTATTCCATTGGCTCTAAACCACCAACGGTTACTTGGACAGTCGTAAAGGGTGACACAGCAGCATTTAGAGTATATGTTACAGATGACAACAAAGACCCATTAGTAATTGCTGACTGGGATATTGAAATGGAAATTAAAAGACCAACTGTAGCAGGAGACATAGATAGTAATACTGCAGCACATGTAAGAACAATTTTTCCAGAAGCGGAAATTGGAGATGGTCTAGGAGAATTTACAGTATCTTTAACATCTGCCGAATCAAGAAGCTTAAATACTGGAGATATATTTGATATTGAATTAAGAGATGCAACCCGTGTATGGACTGTTGCTCGTGGATCAATGATTATAGTTGAGGATATTACAAACAACGAGGAGTCATAATGGCATCAGTTGTTATAATTGAAAAAGGGTTTATACCTTCAGAAATAAATTCAAAAAGTTATCCACTAACAGAACTAAATGATCTTACTAGTTCAGCAATCATTACAGATGTGAAACCTTTTTTTGCATCTATGCAAGAAACAGACTATCCAGAATTAAATGTTATTGAAAATGAAAAAACCTCTATTGCTATTGAAGTTCTTCCATTTAGAGTTAGATTTACAAGCATCGGACTCTTAGGAGCAAATGCTGGAATTCCAGGTATTGGACTTCAAATAATCGGAATCAATAACTATATACTTTAAAATATATGATATAATTCCATTATGGCGAAAATATCAATAGCAAACGTAAAGGCCCTCTTCCAAACAGGAGACCGCCCAACACAAGCAAACTATGAAGACCTAATCGATAGTGCTTCTGCTAGGTCCACTGATCTTGGATCAGATGGCAATAATGAATCAACAATCAATGGTATTGAAAATTCAACAGTATTTGATAATTTTTCTGCAACTGAGTTTAGATCAATGAAATACGTAATCTCTATTAAATATGTAGCTGGTGGAGCAAACAAGTTTTTCACTACATCAATGGATATTCTGGTTGACGGAGTAGATGTTAGCGTCAGTCAGTATGGAACGATAGATAATGATGGGAATATTGGCACCATCTCTGTTTCACGGGCTGGAGATACAGTTTCACTAACTGTTGTTCCAGTAGGGGGAATAACACCTATAACTCTACGCTACATGCGTATGGGATTAAAGGCCTAACCAAGGAGATATAAGATGGCAACAGTAGTAAAAGATTTTAGAGTAAAAGCGGGACTTGTAGTTGAAGGATCAACTGCGACCGTTAACTCACATGATATATTAACAGAAGCACTAGTAGATGCAAAAGGTGATTTGCTAGTAGCCTCTGGTGCAGATGCGGTAACTCGTCTTGCAGTTGGAACAAATAATTACGTTCTTACAGCAGATGATTCAGCAACCAATGGTGTTAAGTGGGCAGCCCCAGCAGCAGTTGGATCTTTTGAATCAAGCATTGTATTTGAAGGTGCTACAGCAAATGATTTTGAAACAACAGTTACAGTAACTGACCCAACAGCAGATCGCACAATAACACTTCCTGACGTATCAGGAACCGTAATTACAACTGGTGATACTGGCACAGTTACAGCAACACTACTTGCTTCAGACTCAGTTACAACCGCAAAGATTCTTGATGCTAACGTAACAACAGCAAAACTTGCAACTAGCGCAGTTGAAACAGCAAACATTAGAGATGCTAACGTAACAGCAGCAAAACTTGCAACTAGCGCAGTTGAAACAGCAAACATTAGAGATGCTAACG